CATTTGCAGTTGAAGCAACTGTGATATCTGGATTTGCTGCGGAACTACAAGCCGACATTAGAACAATGGGCACATTCGACGGAGTCAATGTAAGTGCAGCCACAGTTACTATGAAGAACCTTATTATTCCTGTATAATACATTTTAACCTAATTCTTTTTATAAAGATAAATACACTTTATAAAAGGAATTAAAATGTTAGCAGACGATCTAAAAACACTATTAGCCAGCGAGTATGCTTTTGCAATTAAAGCACAATACTTTCATTGGAATGTAGAAGGCAGTCACTTTAGATCATATCACAAGTTCTTTGAAGAACTATATCAAGAAATTAGCGAAAACTCAATCGATCAGATTGCAGAATATATCAGAACATTAGACACTTACGCTCCTGGATCGTTTGAACGTTTCTCAGAGCTAAGTGTTATTCAAGGTCAAACTAAAGTGCCACGAGCAATGATTATGATGGAAGAACTGCTCGAAGATAACTACAAATTAGAAGCCATACTAAAGCAATCATTTCAATCTGCAGAAGCAGAACGTAATAGAGGAATTGAAAATTTCATCGCTGAGCGACTCGATGCTCATGCTAAACACAGATGGATGCTAAAAAGTTTTTTAAAAGAGAGTAGAGAGTAATGGATAATAGTTTTGCAGCCTTAGTTGGCAAATTGAACGCAATAGACAGTGGGCGTAAACCACATGAAAAGCAATTTAAGCCAAACAAAAATATGGCCGAAGGCTTAAAGCAGAATGATATGACAAGCATATTAGAAAATATGTATAGAGATCAGCCATTTGAAAGTGCAAAATCTCTTGATAGTGCATCTACAAAGCCGTTTCAAAAAAACTACAAGCCCAAGGCACTACCAGCAACTTATAAGATGCCAAGTGTTGGACCAGTACTAGGTGGAGACGAAGAAAAGATTCCTACTAAAGGTTATCTAGTAGGTGATAGCATTGAGCCAGATATGATTGCAAAACTTGCCGGCGACGCTGAAGAGGTTGACATTATAGACAAAGGCGAGTACGATGAAGAAGGTGCCGCAAGTAAAGATCAACTAGCACGTGCCGCAGATGCAGCCTTAGAACTACAAGGCATACTAGACGATGATGAGAACTTGCCTGAATGGGTACAAAACAAAATTACAAAAGCATTAGACTATCTTGACACCAGCAGAGACTATATGAAGCAAGAGCTTGATGAGTACACTCCGCAACCAGGGTCAGAAGAATCATGGGACGGTGTAAGCAAAGACACTGACCAAACACTTAGTGGCCCAATTAATCCTGCTCCAAAAGGTGCACAACTCCCTGAAGATCAAATTGGTAAAAAGCAATCTTTACTAGACTATCTCGGTGACGTTGAAAAGAAACACAACGAAGAAATGTTGGCAGAGCCAGTAAAGACTTTCAAAACTGGTGACGGTAAAGAGATGAAAATCTACGGTACTGAAGATGACGGTTACAGGGTAAAAGTTAACAATAAAGAATCAAAAAAATCCTTTGGTAAACTAGAAGATGCCGTACTAGCATGTGAAACATTTATACAAAGATCAAACGACTATGTAAGTGAGAGCTGATGCGATTACTACACCTACTAGAGGACGACACAATGAAAATTAACGAAGTGCATATGCAAGAAGCTACGCCAAACTATGAAGTTGATCCTGCACAAGCAAGACTAAGTGCTATTGCAGTAAAACTTATGGACAAAGCAGAAACTGTAACAGATACTAATTTACAAATAGCATTGTCTAGAGTAGCAACACACTTACCAGAGTATGGTACTGCCTTCGGTGCAAAGAATATGCAAGAGTTATTGGACATTGTAAACGGAGAAGGTAGATATGCACCAGATGCCGATATGCCACAGGATAATAAAAATCCTATAAAAGTTACTAAAGAAAGCCTAATGAAGATGATGGCTTTTGGTCAGCAGATGGTTGACAAAGAAGGCACAGTGAAAGTTGATGTTGAAGAAGATATGTCACCAGAAGAAAAAGACAAGTACATGCGTGACAGAGGCATGAGAGAAGACGCAGAGGATCGTGAGAAAGTAAACGCAAGACAACTGCGTAAACGTATACAAGACATACGTTTTGACGTTGCAGATATTGAAGATAAAATAAGTCAACTTAGTGAAATAGACAACGGAGACTTAACAGATCAAATTCGTACAATGATGAAATATTCAGAAGGCTTATATGCTGTACTAAGCAGAGCAATGAAGATTGTACCTGTGTATGAAGGTGAAATGAACGAAGCTCTTGGAGCCAAACAAATAGCCGCAATAGACAAAAAATATGAAGAACTTACAGATGAGAACCAACATGGTGAGGCTGCACTGCTACTGGTAAATGCATTTGGTGACAAACAAGAATTAGATATCATCAATGCAATTAATGCTAGACATAAAAAGCGTGGTAACATCATGAGAAGTGAACAACAACTAAGAGATGAAATTGCAAATGCACACTATAAGACAATGAAGCAAGGGTTGTTTCCAATAGGAGAAGGTGTGATATCTGATTTGTTTACTGCTACTAAAGATGAGAAGAGATTAAAGCAAAGAACTGGTGATACTTTTGATCAACACATGGTAGACAAACATACTAAAAAGTTTGAGAAGCAGGGCTTATCACCTGAAGATGCACGTAAGTACGCATACCGTAAAGTATTTGGAAAATAGTATGAGCAAGGATTATACTCAAGGCTATATGGACCATATGAAGAAAGTTAACAAAGGCGAAGTTAACAAGTATCCTATGAGAGGTAAAGGCAAGCCACTTAGCCAAGCACGTAAAGATGCTATGTTTGGTAAAAAGAAAAAAGATGCAGACTACGTAGAAGAATATGTAGATGACAATCCTGGACGTGAGGATAAAGCAAAATTTAGTTACGATGCACAGTATCCTAATTTAAAGCTATCTGATATTCCAACAAAGCACGAAAAACGCAAAGGGTACGCACAACAAGATGAAGACATCGGCGGAGAACAAAGCACAACCAATCAACGTACACAACGTATACTAAACCTAATACGTGCAAACAATCCTGCCGCCAAGAACGACTTCGAAGCAATATTACTATCACTTGCAAAAGCCAAGAAAAATTTAAGCAACGAAGAAGATCAAGAAGATATAAATGCTCTACGTCAAGATGTAGATGGGCTTAAACTTCTAGTAAATCAAATGACTGCAAAAGTTGATGGACTAAACGAAAGTGCAAGTTTAATAACAGAAGCACAGTTTGACGAAGCTGCAGGCGAGAAAGATGCTTGTTACCGCAAAGTTAAATCACGTTACAAAGTATGGCCAAGTGCGTATGCCTCTGGAGCCTTAGTACAGTGTCGTAAAAAAGGTGCCGCCAACTGGGGCAATTCAAAGAAGAAGTAAGATGGTAATCAACGAGATACTTACGGAAAAATGTTGGAAAGGCTATGTCAAGAAGGGTATGAAAACCATGTTTGGCAAACGTGTTCCTAACTGTGTTAAGAAAGAAGCAGTACAACTAGGTGCAGATGGCAACTTGGTATTCGAAGACGACCTTGATGAAGATCTCAAAAAATGGTTTAAAGAGAAATGGGTACGTTTTGGCCCTGATGGTAAGATACGTGGCGACTGTGCTAGAGGTAGCAAGTCAGAAGGCAAGCCAAAGTGTTTACCACAAAAGAAAGCACAATCACTAGGTAAAAAAGCTCGTAAGACTGCCGCTAACAGGAAACGTAAACAAGATCCTGATAAGAACCGTAGTGGTAAAGCCAAAAATGTGAAGACCAAGTAAAACTAGTATAATTACTTGTATGGCTATTACTGAATATCAACCAACAAATTGTAAAAACTGTGGACACTACAGTCATTGTGGGCAACCACTCTGGAAAGAAAACAAAGGCTATCCGCAAGACGGCAATAACTTGTACAAAGCATGTGAGAGTTGTAGTTGTGAGAAATGCACAAGTGACTAACCACTTTATTACTATGTTGTTGCCAACACGCAAACGTACTGCTATGGTTAAAAAAAGTATTACAACTGTTCTTGAACTAGCAAACAATCCTACGTGTATACACATTGCTATTGCATACGATAGTGATGACGATGAAAGTGACAACTATTTTACAAGCAATGCATGGAAACTACTAGTAGAGAATACAGGTGCTACACAAGAAGTACACAAAATAGAAAGACTAGGTTGGACTGCACTGCACGAATATTATAATTTTCTTGCTACTAATATCGTAAGTGATTGGTACTTTATATGGAATGATGACGCATTCATGCAGACACAAGGTTGGGACAACGAGATTATAGAACACAAACATTACCAAGGACTTATCAGTATGGAGTGCAACGGTAAGCGTCCTGATAGTACATTGTTTCCTTGTGTGTCAAAACAGTGGGTAGATACATTTGGGATGATTGGTATGAATCCAGTTGATCAATGGATACAGGATATTACGTACGAAATAGGTTGTTACAAAAGGATTAACAGTAAAATTTTTCACGACCACTTTCAGTTTACTGGGAACAACGATGATGAAGTTTATAAAGAAACTGCAACTAGTAAAAAGTTTACCAAACGTGCCTACAAGACAGAGGCAATGAATGCACTAAAGCAAAGTTGGATCAAGCAGTGGACAGAGATTCTAGATGAAAACTAAAATTATAGTATTACAAAGTAGTGAAATATCACGCACAATGGGTGCCAAGTGTATTGCACGTGCTAAAGAGTTTGGTATTGATGCCGAAATAAGCAACGGCATACACGGTGCCGAGGCTCCGGATATACTTAAAAGTTTAGGGCTACGTCAGTATAAACCAAAAATGAAAGGCGGTAGACTTGGAGTACTTGGTTGTTTCCTTAGTCATTACTTTCTGTGGGAACAATGTTACAAAGCAAAAGAACCTTACATGATATTTGAACACGATGCGTATATGCTTCGTTCACTACCAAATAAAGTGTTAAAACGTTTTCCAGATATACTGAAACTAGACAGTTTAGATCCTTATAGAGATTCATATAATGAGGAACTTAATTCTCAGTCAGAGGAACTACGCATATGGAGTCTGAATGAAAGACTGGAGCATGGTAAACACAAGCACAGTAGAGGACTATACAGTATAGGTGGGTATGGTTACATAGTCAAGCCACATGCCGCATATCAGTTAATGTCAGAGGTTAGGATCCATGGCTTTCGACCTGCAGATCACTGTATACACACTACTAAGTACATCGATATACACCATCTAGCACCAAGTGTTGTACGTATACACAAGGACTACCACGACCACAGTACAATGAAGTCAATGAGTTTAACCCGGAACTTAGAAAAGAATAGCCTTAGGACCTAATTCGAAGGCTTGGGAGGGACCTGCCCAATTACCATGTTATCGCTACCCTGGTTTTTAAAGTGCCAATTTACCAAAATTACTAGTTGACACACACTACATTATGTTATATAATACATTATAGATAAGGAGTATTTTTACATGACAACCCAATTTGACTCGGAACAAAAAGCAAAACTTACACAGATTATTAACGAAGGTATAGGTGTAATGAGTGAAGTAGAAGCACTAAACGAAGGACTTAGCGATACTGTAAAAGCAATCGCAGAAGAACTACAGATCAAACCATCAGTACTTAAGAAAGCAATACGTATTGCATTCAAGAGCAGTTACACTGCAGAAAAAGAAGACCAGGAAGTATTGGAAGAGATACTTACAACTGCAGGAAGGACCTTATAGTCTGTGAGTTATGTTGATGCACTATTTGACAGAGAAAAAGATAGAATACACGTTGTAGAACGTGTAGACGGTCGGCGTGAGTATAGAGAATACCCTGCTAGTTACTGTTTTTACTATGCCGACCCTAGAGGTAAGCATAAAAGTATCTATGGACAACCTGTCAGTAGATTTTCAACACGCAATAACAAGGAGTTTCGCAAGGAACTGCGTATGCAATCAGGCAAAGATATCTTTGAATCAGATATTAATCCTGTGTTTAGATGCTTTGAAGAGAACTACAAAGGCATTGATGCACCTAAGTTACAAACTGCGTTCTTCGATATTGAGGTTGACTTTGATCCTGTAAGAGGGTATAGTTCGCCAGCAGATCCGTTTAATCCAGTAACTGCTATCAGCATATACTTGCAGTGGATGGAGCAGTTGGTAACACTTGTTATACCGCCAAAGTCAATGAGCTGGGAGACTGCACAAGAAATATGCAATGAGTTTCCTAACACAATGCTATTTGAACGTGAGGAAGATGTAATCACTACATTCTTAGACTTAATAGAAGATGCAGACATAATCAGTGGTTGGAACAGTGAGGGATATGATATACCCTATCTTGTAAACAGAGCTACACGTATACTAAGCAAGGATGACACTAGACGTTTTTGCTTGTGGAACCAACTGCCTAAGAAGCGTACATTTGAACGCTTTGGATCAGAGAATGTTACATTTGATACTATTGGCAGAGTGCATATGGATTATATGCAACTGTACAGAAAGTATACGTACGAAGAGAGACACAGTTATAGTTTAGATGCCATTGGCGAGTATGAACTTGACGAGAAGAAAACTGCATACGAAGGCACATTGGATCAACTGTACAATCAAAACTTTAAAACGTTTATTGAGTATTCGAGACAGGATACTGCACTACTAGATAAGATGGACAAAAAACTGCGTTTTATTGCACTGGCTAGTGAACTAGCACATGCTAATACTGTGTTGCTACAAACAACAATGGGTGCTGTTGCGGTGATAGAACAAGCGATTATAAACGAAGCACATGAACAAGGCATGGTTGTTCCTAATAGACAACAACGTCTTACAGATGATGATACTGCGGCGGCTGGTGCTTATGTGGCATATCCTAAGAAAGGCATACATGAATATGTTGGTGCTATTGATATCAACAGTTTGTATCCCTCAGCCATTCGAGCATTGAATATGGCACAGGAGACTATTGTAGGACAACTGCGTCCTATTATGACAGAAAACTATATCAAGAACAAGATCAACAACAAAGCAAGTTTTGCTATGGCTTGGGAAGGCTTGTTCGGCACACTAGAATACACTGCGGTTATGAAACAGGAACGTGGCACAGAGATTACCATTGACTGGGAGAACGGCGAAGAGAGTGTACACAGTGCCGCAGAGATATGGAAGATTATATTTGATAGCAATCAGCCTTGGATGCTTAGTGCAAACGGCACTATATTCACTTATGAAAAAGAAGGAGTTGTTCCTGGCTTGTTAGCACGTTGGTACAGAGAACGTCAAGAGATACAAAAGAATCTCAGAGCCGCAACAGATCCTGATGAACGTGAGTTTTTAGACAAACGACAGTTGGTTAAGAAGATTAACTTGAACAGTTTATACGGTGCTATTCTTAATCCTGGTTGTAGATTCTTTGACAAACGTATAGGGCAGTCAACTACACTTACTGGTAGAGCTATTGCACATCACATGGATGCCTTTGTTAATGAAACCATTACAGGCAAGTATGATCATGTTGGTGATGCAGTTATATATGGTGATACAGATTCAGTGTACTTTAGTGCATATCCGATACTTAAGAAAGACATCGACGCTGGTACTATGGAATGGAGCAAAGAAACTTGCATACAACTATATGATGCTATAAGCGATCAACTAAACGAGAGTTGGCCACGTTTTATGGAACAAGCATTTCATGTTCCTCGAGATAACGGACTTATTATTAAAGGCGGTAGAGAACTTATTGCTGATAGAGGATTGTTTATTACAAAGAAACGTTATGCAGTAAACATATTTGACTTAGAAGGCAAGCGACTAGACATAGAAGGCAAGCAAGGCAAAATTAAAGCAATGGGCCTGGACTTGAAACGTAGTGACACGCCAAAGGTTATACAAGACTTTTTGATGACCTTACTAGTAGAAGTACTTGCTGGTGCCGGCAGAGAAAAGATAATTGAGATGATCAAAGTATTTAAGTTTGATTTCAAAGAACGTCCTGCTTGGGAAAAAGGTTCACCTAAACGTGTCAATAACCTAACTATGTATAGCAAGAAGGAAGAACGTGAAGGTAGAGCAAACATGCCTGGACACGTTAGGGCTGGCATGAATTGGAACAGTATGAAGAAGATGAACAGTGACAACTACAGTCAAACTATTATTGATGGTATGAAAACTATTGTTTGTAAACTAA